CATATCGACTAAAGCATCTATAAATTCATCTTTAGTCATAGGAGGGGTTGGCTTCTCAGCTTCAAGATCTCCTTCTTCAGGAGGAGCCTCTTCTTCTGGGGCCACCTCAGTCTCTTCAGCCTCTTCTTCAGCCTCCTCCTTAACACACTTTTCATCATCATCATCTTTCTTCTTAGGCTTCTTATCGTCACCCTCTTCACCGTCTTTCTTATTCGGCTTCCTTGCTATCTTATGGGTATCATCCTCATCATGGGTCTCATTATCAGGATCTTCTTCATCTGCCTGGGCCTTTTTTCTAGCCTTCTTTTCCGCAGCACCTATCTTTTCATCTTTATCATGTAGCAACTGTAGCTTTGCTTCCTTAGCTTTTTCTAAGAGTTCAGCAGGAGATACTTCCCCATCAAAAATTTGATCAAAAGAAAGAGTTTCTACTAGAGTGAAATCGTCACAGAAGTCATCATACTCGCAAGCATCAAAACAATCTTGAAGTAAATCATTAACATCAATCACCTCTACTCCATTCTTCTCCTTAAGCAACTTGCTAACGTCCCCTAGAGCATCTTTTACAATACTCCCCTTAGGAGCGAGCCTCGCCAGAGCTTCAAAGATTACTACTTGTGTAGAAGCTAACTCTGCGAAAGTGGCACACTCTTTCAAACTTTGAACATTAATCCCATACTTTTCATTCAATAAACTGGAAACTACCTCCTTAAGAGGCTTTTTCATTTCGAAAAGAGTAGAAGCAAAAGTCTTAAGTTCTTTCTCTGAAATTGCGTTCTCATCATTTAATCCAAAGGCATTATTAATACTTTCAAAAAGTTGCTTCTTGGTTGCCAAGGCTAAGTAAGGAACCTCCATAACTGCCTCGACTAATGCCTCCAGGATCGTAGTTTCTGACTGATCAAAAATGAGAGCAGCTAGACTTCTAATTTTTCCATTAGTAGCCCATACGTCTTCAAAATTTTTCTTGGACTCAAGAAGCTCTTTCTTAACCAATTCTTGCTTACAGATTAGCTCATAAATAGATTTATTTAATCCCTTAGAAATGGTATAGGAGTTATTTTCTTTCAGAGTTTCATATGTAAGCCTAGGGAAATCAAAGGCTTTGGAGATAGAATTGGACAGCTTTATAGCATTTTCAATTTCTTGCACTTGCTGAATTGTCTCTTTCTCTTCAGTAAGGAAAGAGGTAAATTGAGGCATCACTTCCAAGAATCGTTGAAATTCTTCAGTCTTTACAATATTTTGAGAATCAGAAAAAAGATCACTTTTCTCTTCTAATCTACCTTTAACATTTTCAAATTTAAGTCTGCTTTCCCATAAAGATAAAATATCTGTAAATCTTTCATCTGCCCTCCCATATTGATTAGAATTAAGGTTTCCTACAAAGGAGGAAACTTTCTCATTCACGTAGGAGTCAAAGGTCTCATTGTTGGTGAAAACACTGGAATCTTTAATCTTAATATTATTTAGAGTAACATCTACATCGAGGTCATACTCTCCTGTGAGGACACTACCACTTTCAGTAAGGTAGGCTACTTCCCTTTTCTCACTATCAATAGAAAAAAGTTCTACATTTTCCCGTAAAGATCTCCCTAAACAATCACCAAGTTTTAGTAAATTGGTGATAGTGGAATTTCTATTTTCAAAAAGATAATCAAACATTTCTAACTCCTTATCATTATAAGCTATGGGTATATAGTGAATTTATTTACCCCTTTTTTATGTGATTTTTTACATTTCTAGTAATTATTCTATCAATAGTAGCAATTCGCTCCTTGCTCACCTTAGATTTTCGTGTAACCTTCTCTCTCAACTCATGCAATGTCTTGAGTCTTCGAGTATTTATACTTTCCTTTTTTTGGAGTTCCTTGGCTCTGTCATGGTCAGCAGCCTTACCCCCCTCTTCACGCGCAGCATCCTGATCTTTGCCTGCTTGATCTCGATCCATGTCCTGATCTTTGCCTGCTTGATCTATACCCGCAGCACCAGCCATCTGGTCTTGCTCTTGTTCGGCTGCTTCTGCTTGCTCTTCTTCCATTTCGCTCTTGGTATGTTCAATTTGCTGGTCAGTCATATCATAGAACTCTTTGTAAATAGTAGATTTGGGAAAGAGATTAAGCCCCACAACACCTTGAACCACGCGAACTTTGGCCTCATCTATTTCCATTTTCCGTTTAGTAAAAGTATCACTAGGATCAGGAAGTTGAATTCTTATTCCCTTAACATAAGATGCGGGATATCCCATTAGAGCTATGTGTCTCCGAGCAATTTGTTCTAATCCAATTTCAACTTGTTGCTGGACCCTACCAATAACTCTAGCAAATTTAGCATCTAATTGAGATAAATTAGCTTTACGCTCTGGAGATTTATCCTTCTCTACAATGTAATCCTTAGGAACTTTTAGAGCAGCCAGAAGCTTATCACGGAAATAACGAACATCATCCACCTCACCTAGGTTCTGAGCCCCAGGTAAGGTTTCGATCTTAGTCCCCTGATTTCCCCTAGTGGGAACAAAGAAATCTTCATCTGCGCTTAAAGGGTTATATCGAGCATCAATAGTGTTGCTATTAGGATCATAATACTTTTCTTTCTTAAACTTTTCTTTAACCTTCTCCATAAACATCTCAGCCTTCGTAGCTGGCATGTTAGCAACATCAATATAGAAAATTCTCCGCTCGGGGGCGCGAGCAAGCCTATAAATAAGCATTGCATCTTCCATCAACTTGAGAGAACGAAAAACTCTTACCGCTAATGCCGCAATAGATTTCCCGTAAGGATAATATCCTGGATCCGAAGTCCTTAATCTAAAATGAACAATCTGATTCCTGTCCAAGGTAATATAAGTAGTGCCTACCATCAAGTCTGCTGCGCTACCATATGCTGACCAATCTGCCTTATCAGGAATCTCCTGAAGGAAATCAGTTAAATAACCATATTCATTTTCAACTCTAATAATAAAATTAGGATTTAAAACCTTTATTCTTTGAATCCCTTTTCTGGGGTTATTAACATCCAAGATTGTTTCCATGAAACAGTCTCCGTATTTAACTGTATTTCTAATAATATCCCAATAATGTCGATCTAACTCTATGTTATCAAACAATGTATTAACTTCATCAACCATCATTTGGTGATCACTAAGAACTGTCCATCGCTTATTTCTTAAATTCTTTTGTGTAGAATCATCAGCATAGATATCAAAAGCAGTTCCAATTTCAGGATAATCATCCATTTCCTCAAATCTCTTATATCGCTCTCGTCTACTTTTTTCAATTTCAGGAAGTTGAAGAGTAGTCCTATTTGTGGTTCCAATAGCTGGAAGTGTAGTAGGGCTTACAACATCGGCATTCTGAACGGTATCCCCCGCCAAGGTAGCTTGAGGAGTAACACCATCATCAGCCTGTTGGGCAACATAGGGAGCAGCTTTAGTAGCAAAAAATCTAGCTAAAAATTGCCCTAGTCTTCCTGTGGGATAAAAATAAGGCCCCATACGACTATCAGGGCCTCCAGCCCCGAACGAAGTGTAGCCTATAGAATCCTCATCTACTCTTCCATTCTTTTTTATTTCATCAGCCATGCAATATCTTCCTCTATTTTATCATAGGCAACTGTTCGTATGGGTTCTACTAATTTTTTCTCTGATTCCCCTTCACCTGCTGTCATTTCTAAAGGTCCATCTCCTGCCATAGTATGTAGTAGATGAGTAGTGATAGCTAAACTCATAATTAGATCATCATTTTTACCTTCATCTGCTGTTATTTTCCCATTGTCATCTATAATAAATGTAAGTAATTCATCAACAGTTCTCTTTGAGGCTACCTTTATAAAATTATTTCGTATATATTCTTCCATTCGAGCAAGAAGCTCTTCTCTGTTTCTAGTAGTAATTTGAATTCCGAAATCATTTTTATCATCTAACCACAAATTATCATATTCAAAAATATTAAACATCCAATCAATAAGATTATTACCTATCGTATTTCTTTCAATAATCACTAAAGCATTATTATATAGATTAGCTTCATTAGTTAAAATCTTAGCTAACTCATTAATGGGGGTCTTATTTGAATAAAACTCTGCAACCTGTTCTCCTGTGTAACTATTGATTATATGAAAGGCTGAGTAATCTCTATCTCGGCCCAAACTGACATCCACCCCTATTAAATATTCATGCTCAGGAGCAGCCTCTTTCCATACCCGCATTTTATTATTATATTTAATATAATAATCATCATCCAAATCTTCGACAAGCCTCTTCAATAGATACCCTTCTAAGTAAGTTTCACCTGTCCCTAAAAACTCACATTCATATTCTTGGAGCCATTGTTTTAGGGGCATATTAGCTTTGGTAGTTTTTTCCCATGTATCAACATCCAACCCCTTTTCTTCCATTTCTGTGTATAACTCTGTGAACCCATCATGACGTTTATATTCAGGATGCTCGCGCCATTCAATATCAATACGATTAAAGGAATTACTCTTATTCTTGGCTCCATGATATACATCGTAAAACCAATTACCAACACCATTTACAGTAGAGAGGACGAAGGCTCTACCACCAGTGGAAATGATAGGATATACCGCAGCCCAAATAGTATCAATATTGTCAATGAATGCTGCCTCATCAATGATAAGGAGAGATCCTGCCAGGGAACGACCTGACTGCTTTCCCGAAGGTCGAGATTTGATACCCGATCCTGTACTAAGTTTTAACGTATGCTTGTTATCTTCAACTATGCTGGGACGAATAAAGGGAGGAAGTTCATTATACATAATTTTAATTCTGTCAAGAACTTCCGTAGACTCAGCATCTCCTTTGGAAAGAATAACCACTTGTTTGTGCTTTTGAAAAATAATCATCCAGAGAGAGTAAGCAGCAGAAATAGTAGTACACCCTGCTTGACGAAACTTTCGGAGGATATTAAACCTATGAGTCTTAACCTCCTCAAGAATTCTAGTTTGAAACGGATAGAGCTTAAAGGGGACAAGCCCACGAACAGGATGGGTGACCTTTACATAACTAGAAATAAAGTAAACAGGATCATCCTTACACCGTTTAAACTCTTCAATTAATTTTGATTCTTCCATAAATATATTTCAACTTAGCTATTATAGCTCATGAAGATTTTTGCAGTAATCTGTACTAGAGATAAGGAATTAGGAACTGTTACATCAGAATTAGTCCATACTTTATCTAGCTATGGAGTGAACATTAAGCTTCTAACTGCCCAAAATTCTATATTTGAAGCCTATCAAAAAGGGGTGGATAGTTGCTCTGCTAATGATGAAGATATTATTATTTTATGTCATGATGATCTTCAAATTTTAAGCACCAAACCTCAATTTATAGCTTCGTTAGTAAAATGTGCATACTCAGAGACAGGGATAGTAGGGCCTGCGGGGACTACAAATTTAGGTGAGGATGCTGTATGGTGGCAACAAGGAAGATGGCAAGCAGGATTTCATAGAGGTCAGGTAAAACATTTTATTCCTTCCGAGACAAAAGATTCCCCCACAATTGACACAACTCATTATGGGCCTCATGGTCGAGTGGTCGCTTTGGATGGTTTATTTCTAGCAGCCCGAAAAGAGGTATGGGACCATATAGAACTACAAAAGCCAAAATATTTTGAAGGAAAGTGGGATTTCTATGATATTCATTATACTACAAAAGCCCACTTATTAGGATATAAAAATTTTACTATCCCCCTAGATATGATTCATCATTCAGGAGGAGAACTCGTAGGGAGAGACTCCTGGCACAAAAATAGAGAAGCCTTTATTTCTCACACTCAATTACCTTTAAGGATATAAGATGGAAAACAATTTTGCATTTTTTCACGATTTTTTAATATGGTCACTAGTTTGTTTTGGAATTACTTTTTCCATTACTCACTCAAAAGTATTTGAACCTGTCCGAAGATTAGCCTACAAAATTCATGAGCATGTAGCGTTTTTCTTTCACTGTCCTATGTGTATGGGGTTTTGGGTAGGACTGTGTCTAGGAGCGTTCTGGGAATCAGTTACTCAAAACATTATTCTAGACGGCTTCCTAGGGCTATCTGTGAGTTGGCTCATCTACTGCGTAAGTTGGAAACTAGCATTAAGTGATCCTAGAATGTAGTCAACATCCGTTGCTACAAAGAGCCATACGTGGAATTATAAAACGCCGTGTAAGTAGTAACATGATTCTCCTATTTTAAAACAAGGTCTATAACTTGGTTATAGACTTTTTTTGTGCGCCCCTTTAAAGTCTTAAATAATCGTTTTCCTAAGTAACTCCCCATTTTATGGTCACTAGGAAAATGAAGACCCGCCATGATGCGCCCCACTCCAGCCTCTTCCGCAGCCCGTAACAAATTTGAACGATGCTCGGGGTACTTCTCTCCGTAAATTTCTGCAACTAATCTTGCTTGCGCTGAATGCCCCCCTGGATAAGAAGGAGTTTTACTACTTCTACTCTTCGCTAGAGAAATATCAGCCCCAAAATAAGGAGCTAATTGGGACGGTCTAGGTCTATTAAATCTATTTTTATGTTCTAGCACTATATCTCCTGTTTCTGTCAATACTTTTTTTATAAAAGATTCATCATACTTTAAACCAAAAAGAGACATGTAAATCTTTATTGCAGCAGCAGGATCTTTATCATGCTTTTTAATACTCTTCTCCATCCCCTCTTCTCTCAGATAAGAAGATCCTTGAATAGCAAGAATTTCTTTAGCTGTTTCTAGACTGGAATTAGAAAAAGGAGCAGGTAATCTAATACATCTTGCACTATCAGTAAATAGAGTAAATTCTCCTTTTGGCTTTCTTAATTTTTTTGAAAAAACTAAGCTATCCACAGGTTCGTCCACTTACTACACCTTACCCTTCCAGCCTGTCTTTCCTCCTGCTTTAGTACCTTCTCGGCTGGCAGCTTTCTTAAACCTCTTAGCAAGAGCTTTACGACGAGGAGTACAAGTTTTCTTAGTCATAGGAGTGCAGTCCCCCTTATGGGCGGGATCGACAGCTTTTTGGATCCAGCCACCATCTTTCTTTTCATTCTTAGCTCCTCTACTCTTAGCAGCAGCGTCTCTAGCAGCATCACTCCATCCAGGCTTACCACCACTCCCATTACCATTTCCATTGCCATTATCCTTCTTTTTATCTTTATCCCCGAAGTGGTGCTTATCAAGTCTTGCTTTCTCTGCCGCCATTGCTTCTTTGTCTGCTTCCGTGGGTTCCCGCTGCATTGGCTTGTTACTTCGGGTATGGCTGCGATCCCTCCTAACCGATCCAGTCTCTACCTCTTCTACAGGTCTCTTCTTCTTAGCAGCAGCCAAATATGCCTCTACAGCTTGCCCAGTCCTAGCAGAAGCTTTAGTTTTCGCATCCGCATCGTCCTGCTCAATCTCAGCTTGATATTTATCAATATCACCAAGGCTCATCTCTTTTTTAAGCTGCTTACGCTTTTCAACTAATTTTGAAACCTTCTCATAAAAATTCATAACTGACTCCTTTTTCTTAGCCATAGTATATTATAGATCTACTAATCCTGGTATAAATTCAGGACCCCCTCCTGCCGCAATTTGATCAGCTAGTTCATATAGCATATCAGCCATATCTTGTTTAACGCGAGGAGCGGTATCAAATCCAGATGAACAACTATATGGACCAGGAGAATTATTTAAATCCATATTAAAATAAGCAGTTCCTTGTCCCACTTGGTCTAAATAATTACCAGCCGCATCTTTTGTTGCAGGTTTAAGAATTGTGGCAACTGTGCTCATTTGGAATGTGCCTTGCTTTCCCCAGCCAGATGTATCAGTAGGAAACCCTACAGAAGAACAAGCCGCAGAGGGACTCCAATCTAGCTTACATGTAACCGTTGAACAATCATTAAAGACTATATTTTTAAGAATACGTCCTCGCGTAAAGCCTTTAACTCTGGCATCAATGTAATTATAAGTAACCCAAGGTGCCCCTGGATACTGCGCGGATTTATTACAACCATCAAACTGCTCATACCTGAGGTAGTGTCCAAAGACACCCTCTTCAAATAAATACCAATCTTGGACTACACCTGATACAGCAGAAGAATCACAAGATCCTGAAGCCCACATCTGCGAAATAGGCAAAACAGCAGCAGCAGCCGAATCAGGTGCTAAAGGAACGGGAGTCTCAGGTGTTGCAGTCATAATTTAATTCTCCAAGATATCTATATTTATATATTACTTTCAACTTCGAAGAGGCTTTGAATTTTTTTTAATTTATTTATTCTCCCTCTTCCTCACATGGGGTTTCATATATGATCGTATGCACTTTAAAATGGTCAAACCACGTTTCAGAACACTTATTATTTTCTCCCCTAAATCTATCTCTAGCGTTACCCCTTCCTGTTTTCTTATTTCCTTTTAGATAGCTTTCACACTGTCCTTTGGAGAAGTTAATATTAGGACCGAAAGGTTCTCCATTTCTCAAACCAAATTTACCAAACTTTCCAGGGTTAGGAATAGGCTCTCCCCTTTTATTAAAACAAAATTCATAGGTACCTCCTCCTTGTGGATACCCATTTACACATTTAACACATATTCGTCCCCCATACCACTCCTTTTCAGGAATACAGGAAACAACTTTACAGTATACTGCATGTCCCATGTTGCTCGGGTCATCACATACTACCCTCCCTTCTTTTCCCACGTGGTGTGGAAATAAAAAATCCGATGCCCTAGGTCCAAGCTTCCATGGAAGCTCTGGTGGTCCCTGATAATTTGGTTCCCACCAACATTGCTTTATAACTTGACTCCAGGAAAGATCAATATCCATTCCCTTACACAATGGAGGACATAAAAACTGCCCTTTCTTTAAAATCTCAGGATAGCCTCCAGGACCTCCTCCTCGTCCTCCTCCAGGACCCACATTTACTCCAAACTTGTTTTGAAATAGTTCCATCTTACATTCCCACATCTTTTTTACCTTGTCTGTATCGTACGTGGGTCTCCCCTTCCTTACATCTATCCCATTTTTCTTACAGCAATCAGCATACTCATTAAAATTGTCATTACTAAAAACATTAGGAAGAGTATTGAATCCACCATTAGAATCATAATCAGGATAATTTGGATCACGCAAATCATCCCAAAATTCGTTAATATTTAAAGTGAATAAAGACATGGTACCACATCCCACATCTTTTACCCATTCATCGTAAGAACGACGATCTTCTTTATTAGTAGTCTTATCATAAGGTGTTTTAGGAGGGGGTCCATAAGGAGGATCAATAGGCTCTATCATAACAGCAAGGGGATCGCAGGTTATTATATCTCCCCCACCACCTGATCCTGGTGGACCTCCTCCCCCAGGAGTTCCGAATGATCCTCCTCCTCCTCCTGGTTTAGTTCCGTATGTTCCCATAATAAATTCTCTCTAATTTATTTAGGTGAATCAAGGGAGTAGGTTACTTGAATTTTAGTTTCATCCTTATCCCCCATCTTTAATGATTCATAACCTACAATATTAGGACCTAAATTATAAAGCTCTAAGGTATATGTAGCACTTTTTTCAGGACCCATTTGAACAACAAACCATAGATAAAAATCTATGTTAGAGTCCCCATTTTTAAACATAGCTCCCACTAAATGCTTACCAATTGAAGATCCTTTAAATGCAACCCAAGAAGATGTGTCAATAAACTCACTAAGAAAATAAATTTTTAAAAGTTGTTTATGTTCATTAAATTGAAAATATTGAACAAGAGGAAAATGAGTTCCCTTAAGGGGTTTATAGTCTACTAAAACTGCATGGTTAAGAGAAGGGCGTGGATTATGATTTTTCTTATCCCCATGAGGACCACACCCTAACAGGCTAAATGCAAGTATCAAGAACCATATAAATTTTTTCATAAATTACAAAGGAAATAATGATTTCCTCTCGCTACAATTTCTTACCAGTCCGTTATATCCTATCTTATTCTTCCTGTACATTTCTTCTTCGCTAATCCCCTAAACCATAGTTCATCCTGTTGGCTGAGAGTAGTCAGGGGGCCAACAGATTTATTACCACACCCAAAAGTACCCCCACCGTACTTCGGCGGCGGGTAAATTGATCTTCTTGAGGATTTATTTCGTAGTGGTACCTGTCTTCCTACTGGTACACATTGATTTTGACTACATTTATATTCTATACAACAAGGTAGAGCACTTTTTTGGCTTTGTTTCTTACTAAGACACTTACAACCCTCTCCAAGAATTTCCTTATTTGGAAAATTCTGAAGCCTCGGCTCGACGAATCCTCGGGAGTCCGGAGTATCCGGCGATTCTTCTAATAGACTCAGCATACATGCATGATGTAACGTAAATTTAGGATCCTTTCTATGTTTCTTGAAAATATCTAAAATTATCAACTTATTACGAATGTGTTGTATATTTTCTTCAGTACACTCATCAGGATAAATTTTATGGATTACATCGACGAGTTGAGGAATCCGAGGAACCGGGGCTCCCGATGGTGTTAATAACCAAAATACATTATTTAAATTTGTAATTATTGGTACCTTAGTAATATATTTTATTGCTCCAAGAAGAATATCCCCGAAGTCGATGCCCCGTCCCTTTTCACACTTAGCAAGCCATTCTCTCATCGCTGCTTCATTACCAAGATCCGCCAGTGTTGGACAACAATTATGGCGAAACTCCATTTTCTTGGGAATTCCAGGGCAGTATCCTGTTTTACACTTTCTTCCTTCTTCTTCCTCTTCTTCCTTATCGCCGAATTTTGATCCTCCTCCTTCATATGGCGATGGAGTAGGATTTCCAAAAGAACCAAAATAATCTCTTGATGCATAACATTCGACATAATTTTGTTCATACATAAATTTTATAGAGTCTGGAGTTTCTGTTTCTGTTGCATCAACCTTGCAGGGTGCATAACCACATTTATGGTACGTGTTCCTTAGCTCATCACTATCGCCAGGACAACCATCACCACATACAACAGTTTTATTAAAAGTTATTTTTGTTTCGCATAGCCCCTTATCTCCTTTACATTTTGTCTCACCTTCTATTTTACTACGATGAATAGTGGAACAACATCTCTTACTGGGATCTTTTCCTGAGACATCTTCCTCTTCTTTGCTCTCTCTCCTTACTCCCCACTCAGGAGCATTTGGATTTGTAGTACCATAATTTCCCATAATTAGTTTCCTTTTTTAGATCTACATACTATAATAATATATATGCCTTGGACAGCAGACGGAAAATATATTACTAGGAGTAAACTTATGGAATTGAATATACCAGAATTAGATATTGAAAGTTTTGAACCTGATCTTGATGTGGTGAAAGATGAAGTAGTGGACGCTGCAAGTGGAGCAATGGTCTACGGACTTATTGGGACAGGACAAGGTGGTGGAAGGATTGCCAAAGCATTTTATGATTTAGGTTATCACAAGACGGTTGCAGTTAACACAGCCAAGGCTGATCTAGCCCTCTTGGAGCTTCCTGACAACCATAAGTTGCACATAGACACCTTCACGGACCAAGGAGCAGGGAAGGACCAGGAGAGGGGCAGACAGGCTGTTGAGGCGAAGAGCCAAGAAGTCTTTAACAAGCTCCGAGAGATCTTCGGAGAAAAGATTGATAGAATTTTAGTATGTGCTGGTACGGCTGGAGGCACAGGAGGTGGAAGCGTAACCACTTTAGTAAACGTGGCTAAGAAATATTTCACGTATGTTGGCAAAGAAAATGCAAATAATAGGGTTGGAGTCATTGCTTCACTACCTACGGATGGGGAATGCGCGTCACCTACAGTCGCAAATAACGCTTATAATAGGGTTTCAGACCTATGCAACAGAGCAGAAAAAGGAGAGTTCGCCCCACTAATCCTTGTTGACAACCAAAAAATTAAGAAACTTTATCCAAGTTTGACAGTTAAAAAGTTTTGGCCTACGCTCAACAATACAATTGCAGGCTTGTTTCATGTATTTAATGCGCTCGCCACCCAAAATTCTAACTATACGACCTTTGATCCAGCCGATTATGATTCCATTATGAAGGCTAAGGGGTGTATGATTATGGGTGTCACTAACGTCAAAAACTTCGAGGAGGAGACTGCGCTCTCTATAGCTCTAAAGCAGAACCTAGAGAAAACTCTTCTTGCCGAAGGTTTCGATCTCAGGACAGCAAAAGCAGCCGCTTCTATTGTGGTAGGTGGAACTACTTTGTTTGAAGAGGTGGGTGGCTTAATGGACTCCATCGAATACGGTTTTGATACACTTGGGACTATGACAGGGGGAGCGACTGTGCATCGTGGAATTTATGAAGATTCCAAGAAAGAAAATCTTGTTGCTTATACCATCATTGGAGGACTAGATTCTCCTAAGAAGAGAATTGAAGGACTGAAGAAGTTTTTAAAATCTTCGGATGACGTATACGGAGAGTAGCCTATGCTTCCAAGCTATAAAAAAACTATCGCTATAAGCGGTGGATTTGATCCTGTACATATTGGACATCTCCAAATGATCCAAGCTGCTCAAAAATATGGCAACGTAATTGTCATAGTAAATAGCGATGACTGGCTCATAAGAAAAAAGGGCTTCGCATTTATGCCTTTTCAAGAGAGGCTAGCTATTATGGGATCTTTTAAAGGCGTAGTTAACGCTGTAGCAGTAGATGACGGGGATGAGACAGTATGTGATGCTCTCCGAAAAATCAAACCTGATTACTTCGGCAACGGAGGAGATCGTACTGACAAAAACACTCCTGAACAAGATGTATGCGAAGAGCTTGGAATTGAAATTGTTTTTAACTTAGGTGGTGAAAA